ATTGCGGCTCCCGCACTTTCATCAATTAAAGCCTCTTTTACAACAATTGTAGTGTATGTTCTCGAAACAATAGTAAATCTTCCTTGATTAATTCCCGAAGAAGATTCTATTTCTATTAAATCACTTATAGCCTCAACAGCGTTATACTGGCTAGGTAACGATATAGTTTTTGTACTTGCAGTAAAAGAAATATTTGTAGCATTAGCAGTAAGTTCTTTTGTAAATAAAATCGGAGTATTACTATCCAACTCGTCGAAATTAGTGCCTGTAACTTTATTTGAATCTTCAGTAATACTAATAGTAGGAGTATTATTAAAATTTTTCCAATGCTTATAAACTCCTGTATTTGAGGAGTTGTCGGCATGAATAACATCATACCAGTAAAAAACACCAAAGTCCCTATCTACGGTATTACTTACAGCTAATAATTCTGGGGTATCGTTATCCGCTATTATATAACAGAATCTGCCATCGTCTGAAGAATCCCCAAAATATTCATTACCAGGTTTTCTTAAAAAATTACAATCTATATTTGCAGAAGAGCCAAAACTTACTGCTTTATCTCTTCTAAATCTACTGGGCGCAATTCTTACAGTATTAGAGCCACTAAACTTTAAGATTCCTCCTCTATAATCGTTCCAAGTTGTTAAATCTGTAGGATCTCCTCCATTAATACTAGAAGGAAGATATTTATAATCTCCACTAATGTTAGTGACAATATCCCCCGTTTTATAACCATCTTCGTTATTCGGATACCCGCCTAAATTAGCGTCAAATTCTCCTCGTAAATTTCCTCCATTAGAAGCTGTTTCATTTGTAATAAACGGATATACAGAGGTAAGACCTTCTGTTTGAATTCCTTTTATTCTATTTACTTTATCTCCAAAAGGGTCACTAACAGTGTATCTAAAAGATGTCCACGCCGATTTCTTCTGAGATACAGAAATTGCTCGTACTCGAAACATATAAGTACCATCTGGTACGTTTTCTAAAAATAAAGATCGAGTTCTATTATCTGTAAAGAAAGAACTTTGCCTTCCAGGAATAGTATGTAATACTTCGAAACTATCTAAAAATCTATTTGTAGGATCTCCATTATTATCAAACTCTGGATAATCCCATTCTATAGTTAATTCTTCATTTGGTCGAGTGGAATTTGAGTTTTGCAAAATACGAATAGATGTTGGTGCTGTAATAGTTTCCGCCTCTGTAGCATAAACATCATCTGGAACATCTACAATAGAGTCAGGGTCATCTACAAAAGCATACTTTTCATTGTAGTGCTCTACTGCAGAAATACTATAAATATTTTTTTCGTCTTGTCCAATTGCTAGAATTTTATAAAGGTCAGGAGAGCCTGTTGTTTCTGTGGATGTGCCAGTAAGGGTCTCTTCTAACATCCATACAGAACTAACTATCGGGACAGTGTCAAAAGACCCTGATATAGTTATTTCCGCGTTCCCGCTAGTAGAAGTGTTAGTAGAGGAAGTTACAGACTTACTTTCAACATAAGAATCTTTTTTCCAAGAAAGCTCTATTGGTCTATAGATAGCTGGCGAGACAGTATTATCCAAGTAAAATGCATTACTTGCTCTTGCTTCTGTATCAATATCTACAGAAGTGTAAGAACCGTTCTCATAGACATATAGCTGCGTAGTTATTCTATCCCCTCTAGAGTATAGAGGATCTGTTGCGGTCGTACTTATCGTGCCTCCACTAGTTAGCCTAAGGTCATCTTCTCCAACATAAAATGCCGCAGGTTCAGTAATAAGAATATTTAATTTATAATCATATAATGTAGTGTCTAATGAAAGGGGGCGATCTACTGTAATAACATCGTCATTGCCGGAAGTATCTACTGTGGCAATACGCCCACTAAGCATTGATCCATAACGTGAAGCATCTTGTACTTCGATTACATCTCCAGGCTTAAGAAAAAGACCTTCAAAAGAAGTTCTAAATGATACAATTTCACTTTGGCCTTGTGCAGTAAAAAGCTTCCATTTGCCATATCTTCGTGCTTGCCCTTCGGAAGTACAGCCAAAAGCAACAGCATTTTGACTTATAACTCTTCCAGACGAAACAATATCGTTTCTATCCTCAACTATAACATTTGATTGTTCATATCCAATACTCGGGTCGTTCCAAGTTACTACAACTTGATTAACTCTTGTTTTTTGCCCTGTACTTTCGTACACAAAAGCTCCGTCAAGAACATTCGCCTTGGAAAAACTATATACAGGGTCTCCCGGCGCATCTAATACTGTGGATAATTTTCCATCCATCCAATATACAATAGACGAAAAAATAGTTGCCATATCTTTAACAACTTTATATACATCAGTCGCTTTCGCTAGGTACAAGTTTGCTGTAAACCTCGGCTCATAGCCCCCCTTTCCGTCAGGAACTAGCTCATCACAATATTTTGAAACCCTATACAGAGAATATATATCTATGTCGGAAAGCTTTATCCATTCTCCCGCCCCAAAACGATCATTTGTAATAAGATCTAAAAAGATCCATACAGGGTTATTTGTATAATATAATTCGTCGCTAAAAGAGCCCGACCAGAAATTAGGATAAGTAGGAACTGTATAGTATATATTGTTTCCATTTCCATCAGGTTTAGGTTGAGTTGCAGAAGAGTACTCTCTTGGCTTGTATCCGTCAGGTACCTTTACTTTCATTCCTCGAATTTCATAACTTCTTTTAGGAACAGCACTAAACTCTTTAGAGTCTAAAAATAGTCCTGCATGAGCGGTATACGGATAAGAAAACTTATCTTTATTTATTCCAACAACATTTGTAATTGAAGAAGTCGAATCTCCTTGATCTGTATCCCAAGCTGGGGGTTGGTCGCCTCCCCCCTGCATAACACCCCGTCCTTTCGGTCGAGTTAGTCTAAATATTCGAATTTTAAAATCTTCAAAAGGTTTAATTATAGAAAGATCAATGTAGTGTTCAAAAGAAACAGCACTTCTGTCTTGTCCTGAGTGCTCAATTTGACCTACAGGGGTTCCATCAGCTTTTATAAAAGCATGCTTATATTTTTCAAACGCAGTGGCCCCGGGAGGTTTTCTCGCAATTTGAATAAGATACTTAGCATAATTATATATATCATCAGCAGTATCTTTACGAACGGCTTGTAATGAATTATACCCTATAGAAATTCTAACTTCATCTAAACTTTTAACAACGTCTGGATTTGAAGAAAAGTTAGTTCCCTGAATTTCAAAAGGCTCTGTGTTTCCTTCACTATTAATTGACTGTCCTTCAGGATAATCACTTGTTGAATGTGTTTGAACTCCTTCGAGCTTATCATTAGGATTATTAGTGTTCCATACAGTATAGTTTATTTGTCTTAGAATAGTATTACTTAAAGTATTTAAGGGTACGGTATAGGAAGTTCCGCCACCTACTCCATTTAGTTCAACAATTGGCTCTTGAAATGTATGGCCTCCTCTAAATTGAGCTACAAAATTTTCTGAAGATCCTGGATTTTCTGCATCTAATTCTGAAGCACTTGGAGACCTAGATCCTGTTAGTGTAAAAGAGTAAGTACCTGCTCCTAAAGAGGGGGAATCAGCAAGAGTAATGGAAGTAGAGCCTATTTGGGTTATTTCTATAGTTTCTATAACTTGAACTTTGTAAGGTATATCATTATTTGCTAACCAGTAATGTTGATTATAATTAACTGTTGAAGGAATAAATGTTAAAGTATTTCCAGAAGACCATTTGCCTTCTCCGATTGCAATTATATCATTAGTAGTAGGGTCTGCGAGAGCTAAGAATCTATTATCAATCAATTCTGGAGAGCTTACTTCGAACCGAAAACGAGTGCCAATTGGAAAATTGCTATTACTGCCCTGAATACTAATAGATGTTACTGTCCCATTGGATATAGTAGCAGTAGCAGTAATATTTGGTACTACTGCTCCCGAGGAATCATATCTTACTTTTACAGAGGGCGCAGTCGTATATCCAGTACCTCCATTAGTTGGTGTTATAGGTGTTGGTATGCTGCCATTAACACCAGCAAACTGTATATCAACAAAAGCACCTTGATTATAAGTATTATATTCAATAGAAAAATCAGATGTTCCTGTAATAGAGATATTCCCACTAGTTCCTACCGCGCTTGAGCTACTTTTACTAATTCCTGCACTTCGTAATACTATAAAATTAGTATTTTTTGGAACACCTATCATAGTGGAAGGTATAGGTGTATCTACAAACACGGCACCTGTTATATCTACAGAAGAGTCAAAATATATCTTGCCCGCTGCAGGAGTCCAAGGAGCATCCGGATCAATATCTTTTACTCGATTTCCATTTAGAAAAATAGAAGCATCTCCATATAAAAGACCGTCTATAGGGCCTTCACATAGAGCATCGTGAATAAAAATATGTTGTTGATTACTTTTTACAGGAGTTACCATTAATATTTTCCTTCTTTAAATCCTAATTGTGTAGCTAGCGTAATATCTAGGGTCTCCCGGAACGTATCCGTAGCCTCCATTAGAGTAGTAATTACTATATACATTTTGCTTATTTCTTAACTCAAATCCTATTGGGCGACCTGGAATTCTTAGCTCTCCATATGCAATAGGAACTGGGTCTCCTTCTAAAACCGATTGTTCGCTTCCTTGAAATAAATATGAGTTTTCTCCAGCCGAAGTATTTGGAGAGTCTACAGAAGGATCCGGAGCCATCATTTGTTGTATTCCTGTAAGTGCCAAATTCACCGCGACCCCTACTGCTAAGAGACCAAGAGTACCAGTCGCACTTATTGCTGCACCTATACTAAATGCAGTTGTAGAAGCCCCTGCCATCGCTGCAGAAGCATTTGCCAGTGCAAGAGCTTGACCTCCTGTCCATACTACTAATGCTACAATAGCTATTGCCGCCAATATTTTTCCTAAACCACTTTTTGAACCGGCAGGCTGGGGAGAAATAAAAATATCGCCCTTTTCCATCTTCAACAGCATTTCTTCTTCATCCTCTAAGCCTTTGTCATTAACTTTGCATAAAAAGCCTATATTTTTTTCATGACATTCCATAAGGTACTCTCGAAGTTCTGGAAAATTACAATTTAAGCATCTCCATACATCTGCTACAGATTCTGCATAAATTGT